AGTAGTTGAGAAGATGCTTGCCCTTGGTCTAATTACAACTGAGCAAGCGATGGAAATGGAAGATTTATCTCCTAACGGAAATGGAAGTTAATGGAAACTCTATACATTGAAGCATCGTCCATTGAGTGCAACGAAGATCGCCGCGAAATATCCGGCAAGATTGTTCCGCTTGGTACTGGCGAAATTGGCAACACCAATCTTGGCGCTTATACCTTTGAGGCTGGCGCTATCGAAGTTGGCGATGTAAGCAAGATCAAATTGCTATCTCAGCACGATATGAAAAAGCCAATCGGTCGAATGATTGCAGCTGAGACACGCGCAGACGGCATCTATGCCACATTCAAGTTAAGCCGCTCAACTAGCGGTAACGACGCTCTAGTTATGGCTCAGGAAGGTCTCGTAACTGGACTTTCAATCGGGGCTGAAATCATCGCATCAAAGCCATCACGAGATGGCCATACAGTCGTATCAGCGGCTAAGTTAAAAGAAGTTTCTCTAGTAACAGAGCCAGCCTTTAAGTCTGCTCAAGTACTTGAGATCGCAGCAGAGGAAGTTATCCCTGCTGAAGAAACCAACACAGAAAGCGAGACAGTCGTGGAAGAAACCACTCCAGTCGAAGCAACACCAGTAGAAGCTGCGGCCGTAGAAGCTGCTCGCCCTACTATTTCAGCAATGGCTTACTCAAAGCCTCGCCTTGATTTCTCTGCAACGAAGCATCTTGAGATGTCTATCCAAGCAGCAATGGGATCAGAAGATGCTCGTCAGTACCTTGCAGCAGCCGCAGATACAACTGATAACGCTGGTCTAGTACCAACTCGTCAGCTTTCAACAGTAATCAACGGACTTGCTAACTCAACACGCAGCAACATTGATGCTATCTCACGCGGCGCTTTGCCAGATGCAGGTATGTCGTTCCAGATCCCAAAGATCACACAGATGCCAGGCGTTACAGTCGAAGCAGAAGGCGGAACAATCGAAGATGTCGATCAGAACGCAGCATTCATCACAGTAGATGTAAAGAAGTATGCCGGACAACAGACATTCTCAGTAGAACTTCTAGATCGTTCTAACCCAATCTTTGTAACTGAGTTAATGAACAACCTTGCGGCACAGTACGCAAAGGTTACAGATACAGCAGTTAACGCTGCAATCATTACTGGCGCATCACTTGATGCAACAACAGTAGCAACCTACCCAACAGCTTCAGAGTTGCTTGGAATTGTTGCTCGCGGTGCTGCTTCTGTTTACAACGGCACACAAGGCTTCGCTCGTAACATCATCATGAACACCAGCCAATGGTCAAATGTAATGACTCTAAACGACGGCGGACGCCCTATCTACAATGCTCAGGTACCCCAGAATGCGGGCGGCCTAGTGGCACCAACTTCGGTTCGTGGGAATGTTGCCGGTCTTGATCTATTCGTAACTGCTAACACAGCATCTACAACAGACACAGATGGCTCAATCCTTATCGTTAACCCAGATGCTTACACATGGTACGAGTCACCAACTTATCAACTTCGTGTTGATGTAGTTGCAACTGGCCAAGTTAACATCGCTATGTACGGCTACGGCGCAATCGCAACCAAAATCGGTGCAGGCGCGTTCAAGTCAAACAAGGCGTAAGCCTAATTTAAGTCGCTGGCTGGGTAGTGCCCTTCTACCCAGCCAGTCTTTAGAAAGGATAACAATGAGTACAACTACAGTTGCAGAACTTAAGCTTGCACTTGGCGTTGGCAGTCTTTATTCAGATGCCACGATCCAAGAAGTTTGCGATGCCGCTGATGATGCCTTGTTGCCTTTTCTATGGAAGAACGAAAATTACAATGTAGGTCATAGCAATACGACTACAGAGGGAACTTTATATTTTAATGAATTAGTTACTAAGACATATTATGTTGGGCAACAAGTAGTGATAACCAAAAATGGCGTACCCTTTAATGGCACAAAGACCATCACAGCCGTTGGCGATTACACGATAACTTATGCCGTAACTGGCACTCCTACAGCTAGTGAATACCACCCTGTAGTTCCTTTCGGCGTTGTTTCTGGCGTAACTCAAAATACTTATGCCACGATCCCAGCCGTCAGGGAAGCAAGCCTTATGATCTGCGTGGCTATTTGGCAAGCGCGTCAAGCGCCAAGCGGTCAGGGCATGACTGTTGATGGTTATGCGCCTAGCCCGTTTACTATGTCTAACACTTTGATTGCTCGCGTTCGCGGCTTGCTTGCACCATACCTAGATCCGCGCTCGATGGTTGGCTAACCATGACCGCAGCCATTACAACACTTCGCGCCACTATTGCAGCAGCTCTAGTTGATAACACTCTTTACTCTACCTTTGCCTTCCCGCCAGCAACGCCAATAGTTAACAGCGTAGTTATTAGCCCGGCAGATCCCTACATAACCCCAACTAATAATGGCCGTGCAACAGTTGCCCCTCTTGCTAATTTTAATCTTAATATCTTTCTGCCTTTGCTTGATAATGAGGGCAACCTAAATGGAATTGAGGAGATGGTTGTTGCCGTGTTTGGCAAGTTAGCCGCTTCCTCTATCGTCTATAATGTGGGAGATGTAAGCGCACCTAGCGTTCTCGCTTCTGCAACAGGCGATCTCTTGACTTGCTCAATGCAAGTCTCAGTCCTAACGAGTTGGAGTTAACCATGAATGAATGGGAAAAAGAACAAGCAGAGTTCCTGATCAAGATTGGTCAGACTCCTGTTACACCAGCACCAGCACCAAAACCATCTAATAAGAAAGACGAGGAATAAACCAAATGGCAGTATTTCTAAACAATGGAGTAGTGGTTACTGTTAACTCGGTTGACCTCTCTAACCATGTTACATCAGTAACGCTTAACCGATCATTCGATGAACTCGAAGTTACAGCAATGGGCGATAGCGGCCACAAGTTCGTTAAGGGCTTAGAAGCATCATCTTTAACTCTTGACTTCCTTAACGACACAGCCTCAGCCAACGTTCTAGCAACTTTGCAGGCCGCTTGGGGAACTTCAGTTACTGTTACTCTAAAGCAGACTTCAGCTGCTACTTCAGCAACAAACCCTCTTTACACAATGACTTGCCTAGTAAACGGAACAACCGACATTAACGGCGCAACCGGCGACCTTGGCACTCAGTCAGTAACTTGGAATGTAAACGGCACAATCGCAATCACAACAGCGTAATAACTAACTAAGGGGCAAAGCATGGCAAAGTTAAAGGTAACAAGGGCAGATGGCAGCGTTAACGAATATCAGATAACGCCAGCGATTGAGTATGCCTTTGAGCAACACGCCAAGATGGGCTTCCAAAAAGCCTTTCGAGATATGGAACGCCAAGGCGATCTGTATTGGTTGTGTTGGGAAGCAATTCGTCGTTCGGGTGAGACAGTCAAACCCTTCGGAGAGTCGTTCCTTGAGACATTGACGCGAGTTGAGGTCTTAGACGATGACCCTTTGGAGTAACGCGGGAGTCCTTCACCTATCTCGTAGCGAGACTATCGCTCGAGACAGGACTCTCGCCTCAAACTTTAATTGAACTAGATCAGACAATGTTCAGGACTTTACTTCAAGCCCTGAAGGACAGAGCAAAGGAGCAGAGCGATGCCAGTCGAGTTAAAAGGCGCTGATAACCTTCGCAAAGCCCTAAGAAAGTTTGAGCCTGATCTAGCAAAGGCAACTACCAAACAAATGGCGGCTGCACTCAAACCGATTACTAATAAGGCTCGAGGGTTCTTACCTTCCAATGGTGCAATGTTATCTGGTTGGACTTCTGAGGCTTCGTCAACCGAGACAACTAAGTATCGTCACTTCCCTAAATATGATCAGGCAGAGGCTATACGCGGTGTTAAATACTCAACAAGTCCATCTCGCCCTAATAAACGCGGGTTCGTATCTCTTGCTCGCATAATTAACGCATCTGCCGGTGGAGCAATTTACGAAACAGCAGGACGCAAGTCAGGCAAAGACGGACAACCAACTCAGGCTTCTACTCGCGGCAAGTTCAGCGATTACATCGATACATCTAACAAGGTTAACAAATCTCTGAACCCCAACGCTGGTAAGCAGTTTATTGCTCGCGCTAACTCACTTGGAGATTTAGTGAACGCTCGCCCTCGTCAACAAGGTCAGGCTGGCAGAGTCACTCGCAAGATGACTGGTCGAGTAATCTTTAGAGCCTTTGCAGAAGACCAAGGCAGGGTTACTGCGGCTGTCGTCAAGGCAATCGGCAGTTCGGCCGTTGAGTTTAACGCTAGGACTGGTGCTAAATAATGAATGATAAATTAAAGATTGATATTGCAACTGTATTCTCTGGCAAGAAAGCCTTTTCAGATGCAGCCAAGGCAACCATTGGACTTAACAACCAAGTAAAGACATTGGCTAAGTCTTATCTTGGCTTATTTACCATTCAGCGTTTAGGTCGGGGCGGATTTAATGCAGCCAAGGCTTTCGCAGATGACGATAAAGCAGCTAGAGTATTAACCCAATCACTTGATAACCTAGGACTAGCCTTTGCTGATCCTGCCGTTAAAAACTTTATTGCGGATTTAGAAAAGCAATTTGGAGTTCTCGACGATCAGCTTCGCCCTGCATACCAGAGGTTGCTGACCACGACCGGCGATGTTGCCAAGAGCCAGTCATTGCTTCGCACAGCCCTCGATCTTGCTGCCGCTAGTGGCTCAGATGTTCTAAGTGTTGCAGGAGACTTAAGCAAGGGTTATGTTGGGCAGACCCGCGCCCTTGCTAAGTATGGTATCGGTTTAACTCAAGCACAACTCAAGGCCATGTCCTTTGAGGAAGTTCAGTCTCGAATTAACGATCTATTCGGTGGACAGGCTCAACTTACAGCCAACACTTATTCAGGCTCACTAGATAAGTTAACTGTTGCAGCCAAGAACGCTCAAGAAGCAATCGGTAGAGGCTTGCTTGATGCACTATCAGCCCTTGGCGGCGGTGGTTCTGGGGGATTGCAAAACACTATTGGGCTGATTGAGAAGGCTTCAACAGCATTAGAAACTTTTATTCGTCGCTTCGGCGTTGGCTTAGGTCAGGCTAAGGCTTTACTATCTGGCAACTTTAGTCAATTTAAGGCTATTGGCGAAGCGGAGATGAACCGAGGCAAGATTGGTTCTGGGATAACTCCAGCAATCGGAGCAGAACTCGCTAAGGCAGCAGCAGAGAAAGCAGCAGCAAAGAACCGCGCTGCATTACTAAAGACAACCAAAGCGCAGACTGCGGCAATCAAAGAGCAGACAGCGCTTCAGAAGGCTGGAACTCTTTTCGATATTCAGCAAGCAGGAATTATTGCAGCTCTTAAGGGCAAGATTACCGATGAAGAACGCACTCGCTTAGAGTTGCAACTAGCAATCCTTACTGGCAACACTTCAGAGGCTTCTAAACTTGCTTACGAATTGGCCAAGTCTCAAGGACTATCTCAGCAACTAGCCGCTTACCTTGCTAACTTGCCAGATGCTAAGAACCCCTTTACTGCTTGGAAGTCTTATTTAGATATGCTTGAGGCTCAAGTTCGCATGATTGCTAGTATTCAACCCGGCGTTCCTGCTACAAATGTGCCAGCCGCTATGGGTAATCCGCAAGGCATCTATCCATTAGAGTCAGGATCTCAAGGCAACTTCACCTATGGCCAAAACAATGCGCCAGATGTAAGCGTCATCGTTACCCTCGATGGCCAAGAGATAACTGGAGCAGTCTCCAAGGTTCAGACCAATAACTATCTATCAGGCAAGATCATTGCCCTAGAAAGATTGCAGAGCCAGTTCGGATAATGGCATTACCAGCAGAGATCAGCGTCTCCTTCGACTTCTCAAGCGGTGCTACATTCGGCTATCCGCTAACTTTGGGTGATGCTAAGTATGGACTTCTAGGCACAGGCACACTAGCGGCTTCAGAAGTTCCAGAGCCAGTAGTTGACCTGACCCCAGATGTTTACTCAATCAGCATTAGACGCGGCCGTAATATCATGCGCGATCAGTACGAGGCAGGAACGGCAACAGTTCGAGTCCTCGATCCTCTGTCTTACTTTAACCCGCAGAACACAGCATCGCCTTACTACGGCTATCTGACGCCGCTTCGCAAGCTGCGCGTTGCTGCTACCTATGCTGGCACTTCTTACTTCCTCTATTCAGGCTATACAACCGAGTATCGATATACGTATCCTCAAGGCCAAGAGACAGGTTATGTCGATATTGTCTGCAATGACGCATTCCGCCTCATGCAACAAGCAGCCATTACAACAGTTGCAAGCGCTACGGCAGGACAGGACACAGGCACACGCGTAAGCGCAATCTTGAACCAAGTAACCTTCCCAACCAATATGCGTTCGATCGATACTGGCAATACAACCTGCGTGGCAGATCCTGGCACATCTAGAACTTCCCTCGATGCCTTGCTCAATGCTGCTTACTCAGAGCAGGGCGCATTCTTCATCAACTCATCTGGCACAGCAGTATTTAAGAACCGCACTAATACGATCACTTCAGCTAGTGCAACTCCGATCGAGTTCAATCAATCTGGCGGCATTCCCTACAAGAACTTGGTCTTTGCCTTTGACGATAAGTTGATCATTAACTCTGCTTCCATGACCCGCGTTGGCGGATCTGCTCAACTGGCTGAGAATGCAGCTTCGATCGTTAAATACTTCTCACACCAAACTAACGAAACAAACTTGATCGCTCAGACAGATGCAGATGCGCTAAACATTGCCAAGATATATGTAGCCACAAGAGCTGAGACAACTATCCGCATCGATGCAATGACTGTCGATCTTCTAGACACAGCAGTTCCAACCGGCACAATGTTAGGTCTAGAGTATTTTACCGCGCTTAAAATCACCAATATACAACCTGATGGATCTACAATAGTTAAAACACTTCAATGCCAAGGACTTGACTGGAATATCACGCCAAACCAGATGCAAGTTACAGTTACTACTCTTGAGCCAATTACTGACGGCTTCACGCTGGATAGCGCGGTTCAAGGTATAATAGGCACATCTGTATTGGCGTATTAGGAGAATAAATAGATGGCAACATTCCCAAGCAAGGTTAATTACGCCACAGGCGATATTTTAACCGCGACCAATATGAACGATGTCGGCGGGGCTATTAACCTGCTCCAGTCTGCACAAACTGCTGCTGGTAAAAATGCGGTTATTAACGGCGCTATGGATATATGGCAGCGAGGTACAACTTTTACCAACGGTGGCATATATACAGCCGATCGTTGGTACTTTGATATTTCAGCGGGAACCGTTACAAGCGCCCGTGAGTCTACGATCGTACCCGCGGGCTTTCAATATTCATGGAAAATAACTAAATCAGCCGGCAGCAGTTCAGCGACAGCAATACAGCAAACAATAGAAACCTCAAACGCTATTCAATTTGCAGGTAAATCCGTTGTGTTATCTGCTTATTTTGCAGCCGATGCTTCTACCTTATTTAGCCCAGTTCTAGAGTATTCAACCGCGGCTGATAATCCTCGTTCTGGATCTTGGACAGGCATTACACCTACAGTTGATGGCGCTACAACGGTTACCTCTACAACATTTGTAAGAGTATCTAGCACTTTTGCTATTCCATCTACTGCTAAAACTCTACGCATTAACTATGGGCCGACAGTTGCAGCATCTTCTAGTATTTATATAACTGGTGTGCAGTTAGAGGCTACAACTACAGTATCGGTATTTCAACGAGCAGCTGGAAATATTGCAGGCGAATTAGCTGCTTGCCAAAGGTATTACTTAAAGTCTTATGCGCAAGCAACAGCCCCAGCAACTGCAACTAATACTGTAGGCGCTTTTGCTTTTGCCGCAGTTAATTCAACTGCCACAGATAATCGCGCAAATGTAAGATTTCCAGTAAATATGCGCGGTACTCCAACAATTACAGTTTATTCGTCTAGCACAGGAACTAGCGCCAAAATCTATAACGAAAACACAACCTTGGATCTAGGCGGTGCAGCACAGTTCATCGGTGAGTCTGGTTTTCATGGTTATGTTTCAAGCGGTGTAATTACTGGCGCTGGTACTGTTTTAATTTTTCACTATGTAGCAAGTGCGGAGTTGTGAAATGAATACTTACGAAATCAAGCAAGATATTTCAGGCAACGATTACTTAGAAATGACTACAACTGACGGAGTTGTTTCAGTTGTGCCTATGGTTGCGGGTAACTCTGATTACGAGGCTTATCTAAACCCAGTTGAAGTTAAGGCAGATGAAGCCAAGACTAAGTAAGGCTGCAATCCAACTTCGTGAACAGTTCGATGACTGCTTCGGCGATCGTGATCGCACCTCAGACGGCTGGATCGGTGATAGTCGGCACTCAACTCGTAAGTCTGACCATAATCCAGATGAGCAAGGCTGGGTTCGTGCCATCGACATTGACCGCGATTTATCCGGCAAGCCTAAGCCCGACATCATGCCCGATGTGGCAGATCAACTTCGTGCATTGGCGAAGTCTGATAAACGCATCAGCTACATCATCTTCGACGGCAAGATTGCCAGTTCTAAATCAGTATGGCGTTGGAGAACTTATACGGGCATCAATAAGCACCAGCATCATTGCCATATATCTTTCACTATCAAAGGTGATGAAGATGGTTCGTTCTTTAATATCCCACTACTAGGAGCAACTAAATGAATATGAAGCACCCAGCAGTTATCTCAGTCGGAGCATTCTTAGCCGTCTGGGGAACTACATCTAACTTCTCTTTGGACTATCGTGCAATCCTTGGCTCGATCGTTGCCGGTATTTTCGGATATGCCACGCCCAAGCGATGAACGCAACAGACTACGCTGCTATTGCAGTTGGGATCGTGACGGTTCTGGGTGGTGTAACTGCGATGCTCCAGTTCCTAGTGAAGCATTATTTAGCGGAATTGAAGCCCAATAGCGGCAGCTCGATGAAGGACGCCGTAAATCGTTTAGAGACACGCGTCGACAAAATCTATGAATTGTTATGCGATAAGTCACAATAAAGCCATGGCACGCAAAAGAGTAATAGACCTTGAGGACTACTCAATGCTTGAAACTTATTGCATTGGGTTAAACGAATACTGGAAAAGTCTAAAGAAGGCTGGCTTTGCTGATGATATCGCTCTGGCGCTATTGCTTGAGCCTCTGACTTACCCCGCAACAATCTTGCCTACACCCAACTGGCTTCCTAATCTTCCCGACTCAATCCCTTATGACGATGACGAGGACTAACGATGAAAAGAACTGTAATCGTTCCCGATCTACAAGTTCCCTATCATGACGAAGTAGCAGTAAAGAATGTTGCAAGTTTTATTAAGGCTTACCGCCCCGATAGCGTCATTACTCTGGGAGATGAAATTGATCTCCCACAGATCAGCCGATGGACAGAAGGAATGCCTGGCTGGTTCGAGCAGACCCTTGGAGATGATCGAGATCAAGCAGTAGAGGTTCTCTGGTCGCTAGTTGAGCATTCCAAAGAAGCCCACATGATTAGAAGCAATCACACAGATCGTCTTTACAATGTGATCATGAAGAAGATCCCAGCATTCCTAGCATTGCCAGAGCTGCGCTTTGAGAAGTTTCTTAAACTTGATGAACTAGGCATTACCTATCACAAGAAGCCTTATGCCTTCCAGAAGGGCTGGGTAGCCGTCCATGGTGACGAGCAGGGCATTAACCCTAACGCGGGTCTTACAGCCCTTGGAGCGGCCCGTAGGCATGGTTTAAGCGTCATCTGTGGTCACACTCACAGAGCGGGCATGTCGGCCTTCACAGAGGCTTCAGGGGGCAAAATAGGCCGTATCCTGCGAGGCGTAGAAGGCGGGCATCTAATGGACGTGCGCAAGGCGGGCTATACGAAGGGCACTTTTAACTGGCAGCAAGCATTCGTTTTAGTCGAGGACACACAAGTAACTCTAATTAACCTAGAAAAGGACGGCACATTCGTAGTCAATGGCCGCCGCTATGGACGATCTAGATAACGATATTCGCCGGACGATCGATGATGCGGTTGACGAGGCAGAATTGTTATCGTTTCGTTATAAGTCACACCGCAGTTCTGTCTGATATTTATGCAACACTTATGCCAAGAAGCTGCGAAGGGCGCAGTAGAAGGGCAGTAAATGACTACAGCACAAATAGTAATATGCGGGATCGCATTTCTTATGTTCTTTATGGGGTACAAAATAGGGCACAGAGATGGCTACATTGTTGGCCGCAAAGCAGTACGCAAGCACTATCAGCAGCTTGAACAGGTTAGAGCATGAAGCATGAAGAAATCCTACAAAGTGCAACTGATCTCTATCAAGAGCGCGGACTGCATTATGGTCACCCAAGCGACAATATGGCTCGAGCAGCCAGACTCATCTCAGCTTATCTGGAGATGCCAGTTGAGGATTATCAAGTGGCAGTTATCCTCTCACTCGTCAAAATTGCCAGAACAATCGAAGATAGCCAAAAGATCGACAGTTGGATCGACGGCGCTTCTTACCTTGCCATTGCCGGGCAACTAGCAACAGAGGAGAATGAACTTTATGTATAAATTAGATGATTACGAGACAGTTGCGATGTTGAACCGCTGGTTCGTGGAAAACTATCCTATGGGAAGGACAAGCATTGAAATCACTTATCACGATGTTGAAAAAGGATATATTACTTGCAAGGCTGAAGTTTATCGCGATGTTAACGACCCTAATCCTGCGACTAGTAATATCGCTCATGGAGTTAGGGATCAATATATCCAAAATATGCGTAGATTTTATGCAGAGGATATTGCTTCATCAGCTCTTGGCAGAGCAATCACGCTTCTTAAAGGTGGACAAACTGCCACAAGAGACGACATGGAAAAAGTAGGGCAAGTAGCCGATAAACCTACATCTAAGCCATTCAATGAGAAGTTAGCCGACAAGATCATTATAGAAGTCGAAGATGATCCTTGGACTGTTAAAGCGGTTGCACCAGCACCTAGCGCGGCTGAGGCTGTTGCCTTGGTGCAAGATGTTCTAGGCGCTACCAAAATTGATAAAGACATTCCAGAATGTAAGCATGGTCAACGCTTGTGGCGTACCGGCAACAAGAACGGAAAGCCTTGGGCGAATATGTCCTGCCCTGTACAGCCACAGCGTCAACAGACATGGGCAGAAGTCGATAAGTGCGATCCGATCTGGTATGTGATCGATGCTAATGGCGCATGGAAGCCACAGGTGGCCAGATCATGAGCGGCTTACAGTTTAAGAACCAAGATGGTGAATGGGAAAAGTTCCCAACAGACGATGAATTATATGAGAAAGCAAAGGCGCGTGAGATGCTCAATGCGCTACAAGTTAGGATATTGTGCCATCTATGCAACGAGCCAGTTCCAAGCACAGAGTTAGCATTCTGGGTAGAAGGCAAAGCGCTTACTTGGTCATGCAAGAAATGCCACGCCGTCAATGAGTCAAAGCCGTAAGCATCGAGGCTTTCGCACAGAGCGTGTTGTAGCAGATTACCTGCGCCGCTGGTGGGAAGGCGCTCAGGTAGGTCGAGGTTCTGGGCGTGACATTCTCAATGTTCCGTTCGACTGCGAGGTCAAAGCGCGCACAGGACTCGATGTAGTAGGGACACTCCGCCAGATCGAAACTAGGACAGCTGAAAGCGGGCTATTGGGGTTCGCTTGCTTTCGGCTTAATGGGCAAGGAGAACAAGCGCAAGATTATGTTGCGATGCTTCGCCTTGGCGATCTGGTGGAGTTACTACGCGATGCCGGGTATGAAAACCGCAGAGATAGCGTTAAAGACTCAGATATCCGCCGATGCAATCAATGTGGAGAATGGACAATCAATGATCCCTGCAACTGGTGTGAGGCGCAATAGTGCCAATCTATGAGTTCGAATGTACGAATGATCGATGCGAGGCCAATCTTCGCTACGAGAAGGAGTTAAAAATAAATGAACCACACGATGTTGAATGCGGGTTCTGCCATGAACCTATGCGCAAGATTTACAGCTCTTTTGGTATTGCCTTTAAGGGTACTGGTTTCTACAGTACGGACAAGTAATGAAGGTATTACTAGCGTGTGAGGAAAGCCAGGCAGTTACTAAAGAGTTTCGGGCTTTAGGGCACGAGGCGTATTCGTGTGACCTTTACGAGACTTCGGGCGATCACCCTGAATGGCATATTACAGGTGACGTTATACCTTTACGCAATAAAGGCTGGGATCTAATAATTGCATTCCCTCCATGCACACACTTAGCCTCATCTGGTGCTGCTTGGTTTGAGGCAAAGCGATTAGATGGCAGACAACAGGACGCGATAGACTTCTTCATGGCTTTAGCAGCTTCAGACTGTGAACGCATTGCCATTGAAAACCCGGTTGGGATCATGTCTACTGAATGGCGTAAGCCAGATCAGATCATTCAGCCATGGCAGTTCGGAGACTCATTTAGTAAGAAGACTTGCTTATGGTTAAAGGGATTGCCTAAGTTAATGCCTACCAACATCGTTGATCCAGGTGAAAGCATCACATATGCAAGCGGTGTAAAGATGCCTAAATGGTATGCAGAGGCTTGGAAGTTAAACCCTGAAGAACGTTCTAAAGTACGCAGTAAGACGTTCCCTGGTATTGCAAAAGCAATGGCAGAGCAATGGGGCAACTTATTAACACCTGTGGATAACTAATGTACATTCCTTCACTTCGTGCTTACGACACGCCCATGTTATACACATGCTTGACTCGTACGATACACTCTAGGCAAGAGCCCCTCAAGGGCTCAGACCGCGCCCGTAAGGGCGTAGCGCGGTGGGTTGCTGGAGTGTTAGTGGGATCTCTATGTCTTAGCACAGCTGAGACAGCAATGGCGAATAACATGCCAATAAAAGTATTAGCTGCATATCAATTAACAGATGCTCAATACTTATGCCATAACTCAATCATCTATATAGAGAGCAGATGGAAGATCGATGCCATTGGCAATAAGACCGGCAATAAGCAGACTCATGGCTATTATCAATTAAAGAGTAAGGCTGCTATCAATGCGCCTTACGATAAGCAGTTTGAGTTATATTGGTATTATGTAGCAAAGCGTTATGGTGTTACTAAGTATGATGAGCCTAACTACTGTGCAGCTCTTAAGCATCTAAAGACTAGAGGTTGGCAGTAATGGCAAAGCGTGGTGATCCTCGATTAACTCGAGACTACAAAGCCTTTAGGTTAAAGGTGTTGGCTAGAGATCAATGGTCATGCTTCTATTGCCAGCAACCAGCAACGACAGTCGATCACATTATTCCGATTAGTAAAGCGCCTGATCTAGTAGTCAATTACGAGAACGCAGTAGCTTGTTGCCAATCATGCAACAGCAAGAAAGGCAGCCGCAATCAAGCGAGTTTTTTAGGTAGGGTGCCTAC